ACATCGTCAATCTTGTGATAAATTTCTTTTACGCTGGGCATAAATTATCTCCACGCCTTGCACGACCAATAGGAAGCCGAGAAAGGATCTTTTCTTTCCGAGCAGTTATGACGGGCCATGAAGCTCTTTTTTCTGGATGGGATATTCTTTTTAATGCTCATCTTAGGATCTCCAAACCTGACGATCCGCTCCTCGCCTCCCTTGCAGGCCTTGACCACAAACTTCTTGGGGCCATCGGGAGTCCTCTGCGGACTGTTACAGGACATCTTGGATTTATCTACCATCCCCAAATCTCCTTAACCCTGTTCTTGGAATACCGCTTGCTCTTAAGAGTGCCTTTTTCCTCGGCCTCCCTATAAAACCGCTTGGCTCCTTCCTCGGATGAACTTGGATTGGCAACCCCACGGCTGATGAAAGGGGCGGAAGGAATGCGCTTGAAGCCCTTCACTCCGTCCCTTTGATCAACCGGAAGGATGTAAGAAACAATCTCCCCGTCCCTGTTCTCATATTGATAAATGGGCATGGGGAATCTTTCCTTAACTCTCCAGATCAGCTTCCTCGGCCTTGGAGCGGAGTTTTGCCTCGTCATATTCGCCTTCCTCTTCGGCAGGCATGAACTCGGCTTCCTCCACCTCCACAACCGCATTGTCGCCGTCCACGGAAACAAGCTTTCCGCTCATCTCCACACGATCCCCAGCCATGCTACCCTCCGGCAGTTGGCTGGCAGGAATCTCCAGACGCAAACCCGAAGACTTTTCTTCGGGCTCAGGAGAGGGAGCCTGAGTTTGTTCAGACCCCCCCTCCCTTGCCTCTGGACTCATCAGGATGACAAGTCCCTTAGCCATTTTTAGGCAAAACGGCTTTTGCTCTTGATGACCACCGCCCGTTTGCTGTTCAGCAGTTTGGCGGCGTAGAACGCCTTGTAGCCAGCCGTGATGGTCTGGTTCAAGGGATCGCTCTTGTCTGCGTTTTGCAGAACGATCATCTTGGGGCTCATCGGGCTATCACCGCTGATCTTGACCACGCCAAAGGCGTTTGCGCCAAGAACCACGGTGGAATAGATCGACCCAGCCGAATCATAAGTTCCGGCAGTCGTTCCCTCGATGAACGGGTTGGTGTGTTCAACGATGCGAACCCCGTAGAACGAGCCCAACTCCCCTTTGTACAGGGAGCCGACCTTGCTCTCAGGATTGCGATAGACCGTGTTCAGGAAGTCGGTGTCCCGAAGCAGGTCACGGGAAACCTGCGGGGGAACCAACGCCGTGAACTGGCCGTTGAGAGGATTGGACTTGTTCGCTTTCAGGGCGGTAACGGCATCCAACAGATCCTCGGCATCGAGATAGGCGGAAGCCGCCGCAGTCGAGCTAAGGGTGGCGAAGGACGCAATGCCTTGGCCGTAGCGTTTGTCGGTTGCGTTGCCAGCAACGTCAGTACCAGTCACCAACTGATCACGGGAGAGATCATCGGCCTTGAGGGCCGCTTCTTCACCGAGGGTGTTGGAGGCTTCTTTGAGAACGTCAAAGAGGCTGGTTTGGCTGAGGATGTCGCTGATCTTCACCGCCTGACCCAGTTGCGTCAGCGAGACGGAAACCGAGTTCAGGCCGACTTCACGGAACGTGGAGATCGGAGTGCCTTCGGTGAGCGTCTGGACGTTTGACGAGGCTGGGGTGGTGTCGAATTGAAAGAACTTTACGCTAGTGCTTCCGATGTTTTTCGGAAGATCAACCTGATTCGCCAGTTCGTTTAAGCGAAGGGTGTTTTTGATGCGATCAATCAGGTTCTTCGACAGGAAAGCCTGATAATAGCTTCCCAGCGAGGCCGGATTGGTGCGTGACATGAGTGCCATGTGATTAGTCTCCTATGAGAACGCCAAGCTTGTCGGAATCCGATGCGCTCCTCCGCAGGAACTCTTCCTGCTCTTGGTAGCTCATTTCGTCAAAAGCCTTCCTCTTGGGGGAGGCCTTCGCCGTGGAACCAGCCGATAGGCTGGTCTTTTTCCGAAGCTCGCTGTTCTCTTTACGCAGATTCTCAACCTCTGAACGCAAGGCTTCCGAAGCCTCCGCCGCCGCCTGCATTTTGGCGATCTGGGTGGCATAGACGAAGCCGTTTGGAGTGGAGTTGATGAGGTTACGCAACTCGGCATCCTCGCTCTTAAGGATGGAGATGACCCGCTTGCCAAGATCGGAGGCCTCATCCTTGAGGTCTGGATTCTCGGCAATCATGCGGTTGACGTTGAAGCCCCATTTGTCGTTGAAATCACGGAGCGATCTCTCGTTCTTCTCCGCATTCCTTCGGGACTTCTCCTCCATCTGGGAGGCCTGCTCCCTTGCCGCCTTGGCAAGATCGTCTCGGCCCTCGTTCTCCCACTCCTTTGCGTACTTCCTTAAGGCCTCTGGGCTGATGTTGGTCGGATCGGAAGCCTTCTCGGCCTCCTGTTTAACCCTCTCAAGCTCGGCATGAAGCTGGCGGACTTGGGCCTTTTCGGCCTCAAGCTTCCTCCAGCTTTCAGCGAGCCTTGCCTCATCCTTGGCAAGCTTGTTTTCCCGCTTGTCCTCGGCCTTGGGAGCCTCCGAGGTTTCGGAGGCCTTGCGCTCTTGTGGTTTTGAATCTGTATTTTCATCGGCCTTGGGGGCGGACTCATCCGAGTCCTTTTCCTCCTCCGAGGCCTCTGGTTTGGGTGTTTCGGAAGCTCCCTGAGATTCCTGAGCGGCGACTTCAGGTTCAATATTCGCCTTGGGAGTGGGCTTATAGGGAATGCCATCGGCTTCCGCCGCCATCGCCCGTAACTGCTCCTCCGTGATGTTCTCTGGGGAAATGGTCGGCTCCTCAGCCGGACTCACTTCCTTGACTGCTTCCTGTGCTTCCATGGTTTGTCAGGTTTCCTTCCCGTGGTGGTTCAGGGCCGTAGTGATTCGAGAAGTTCCGCAACGGCCCCGCCCTCGGAACTCTCGGTAAATTCATCAGCGTCCGTGCGGACGAGGTATTCAAGGATCACCAACGCCTCCCTCATCCCCACGGCCTTCCCCGCCTCAAAGCGACCCCCTCCGGCGAATACTGCCTGCGTGTCTTTTCGTGTGGCGCAGTTTCGCAGAACGATCAGAAGCCGCTTTCCGGCTGGGGAATCAAAGAACCTCTTGGCCTCGTTTTGATGTTCCGGTGTCCAGTCGATCTCAACGTGGCCAAGCTCTCGGAAGACCCGTATGGCGGATTGAAGTTTGGTCAACATCTATTATCTAGGCTAATTACGCCTGTGGCGCAACAGGAGCCCCCTGCATCCCTTGGGTGGTCATCACCTGATTCTGGGCCTCGGCCTGAGCCTTGACTTGATCGGCAAGCTGACGGCGGATCTGACGCTCGGCATTCTTGTCGGTTTGGCCCAAGGCCTGCAAGTGGGCCTCAAGGTGCTGGCCGTAAAGTTGCTGGGACTGGGGCGATCCGCCCCCCTGCTGGGCAAGCATATTGACCCTCCCGACAAGAACCTGAATGTGGGCCAAATGATCATCGGTCTGCCTCACACGGGCGGGGAACCCTGATTCAATGATCAGGTTCTCGGAGGCCTGATCCTCGGCCTGATCCTGCTGTTTTTCATTGGGATCACGCAGAAGCTTGTTGATCAGGGCCGGATCATCAATCTCCAGAACAGAGCGAACCAAGGCTGGCTGATCCACAAAAGGATTGTTGGCGAGGCTCTGGAGACGGGCAAAAGCCTTCTGATATTGGACGGCCTTGTTGATGCCATCGGCGGAGCCGGAAGGATGGATTGCATAGGCCTGTTCCAAGGCTTCGGGGGGAACTTCCCCGAAGACCTCCTGAAAGGAATAGGAAAGATTCTTCTTGTTAAACTGGCATAAAACCGAATAGGCCTGACGGAAAACAAAACCCAGCGAGATGCGGAAGATACGGGCCCGAAGATCCGTGCTTTGACCCATAAGGGCTCCGATCTGGGAAACCTCCGTGGCGGTACGGGCATTCTTGGTGTTGCCCTGCTGGGCCAAGCCAAAGTCCGGCATGGAGGTCAGGTATTCAGAAATCATCCTTTGATTGATCATTTCCTGATCAAAGGAAATTGGAGGTTGCGGCATCGTTACGGGAGCCACACCCACGGGAAGAATTGTGGCTGGGCCAAACTTCAGGTTGTTTGTGTTGGGGATGTCCTGCTCGCAACGGAACAAGGGCCGATTATACAAAGTCATTGCATCGGCTTTTTCGTTCATCAACTTGCACATATACGCCTCGAAAGGCGCAACGATCTCGCAAATCCCTCGGCCCGAATACACCCCCTTGTCCTTGATCTCCATGACAAACGGCACAAAGGGCATCTGGCCGTGGTCGAAGGGAAGCTCAAAGGTCGGGCGAATGTCCACCTCCGGCTCCACGGGGCTGAAGGTGTGGACTAAAATCTTTCCATCATCGGTGCGCTCATAGACTTCCCAGACGATGATCTGGTCATCCTCCGTCCCCACCGTGATTCCCTCCCGCCGAAGTTTGGTATCCTCCAAGGTCGAGAACCTTGTCCCCTCGCTGGTGCGGCCTTTGATCTTGTTGATCAGGGTCTCATCCTGATTGTAGAGGGAGTTGTTTCGGTATTGGTTGACGCTCATCGGAATCACATGACACAGCCGATCACATGATTTGATGTCACGGGTGTAGTAGGGAAGGATCGCATGAACCGGATCAACCGAATCAAACCGCAAGGACTTGGCATCCTCGTCCCAAGAAATCTTCAAAAGATTGAGGCCGCTCATCAGCATTGCGTCAATCACGGTCAGGATCTCCGTTTCAAAATTGGAGTTCTGCTTGATCGTGTAGTCGAAGTAGCGGGAGACCGCCTGCGTCAAGGCCTCGTTCTGGGGCTTGACCGGAACGAAGGTGGCCACCACCTCGTTTGAGAAAACCTGCTGATAGTAAAACGGCTTTAGCTTCCCGATGATCGAATCAGCCAAGGGATAATGCAGGTCGGCCTGCCAAGGCAGTTTCTTTTTGCGGCGAAGGCCGTTATGGCGCATCTCATACCAAATCCTCTGCCGCTCCTCCCAGCCAGTACGGGCCCGAAGGTCGTCCAAAAGTGCGGTGTAGAGTTCGTTGCGGGTCTTCATTTCTTCAACTGATATTCAAGATCATTGACCGTGTTGAGGGCTTCCCACGCCCAACGCTTGATGGACGGGTTGGAATCCTTGACTTCCTTGTATTCGGGAATGCTCATCAGCCTCTCCACGTTCCCGTCAGTTCTTGGAACCGGAATTGTTGTCGTGGCGCATCCACCAAGGCTGAGGAGCGAGATCGGTATTGATAGCTTCCCGATTTCTTTCCCAATCCGAACGAGCCCTGTTAATCTCACGTTGCTTTTGGTCAGGGATCAAACCAAGGAGCCTCGCAATAATCTGCAAGATGGCGGACAGGATGCCCACTTACTTGATCTGGAGCCCCACGCTCTTGAGGAAGTTGACGAGCTTTTCCAGAATCGAATCGTCCTTCGGGGTCGGGGTTAGCTTCACAATGATGCGGGCCG